GATGTAATGCAGAACATCATCTTGGCAATGCCACGTAAGTACCGTGCACTTAAGTCTAACCTTAAGTTCTATGCTGGTACAGACGCATTCCAGGGTATCATCAAGCACAACGGTACACTTGCAGACGCAGTAGCAGAAGCATTTGCTAATCGTCCAGCAGGTACTCCTGCAAACCGTCAGAACTACCTTGACGGCGTAGGACAGACTTTCGGTGGAGCACGTACAACACGTGTTCTAGGAATTGATGTTCAGGAAGTTCCTTACTACCCTGCAGGATTTGTTGATCTAACATTCCCACAGAACCGTGTATGGGGTTTCCAGAGAGATATCACTGTAAACCGTGAGTACAAGCCAAAGAAGGATACTGTAGAATACACAGTATTTGTTCGCTTTGGTGTCCAATGGGAAGAACTTGATGCAGTTGCTTATGCAGATGCAGCAGCAGAATCCTAAAAAATAGTTCTTAATTGAACCTGATTGGGGGGGCGGTTTATCCGCCCCTCCTTTCCACTTTAAGGAGAGATATGTCATATTCAAGTACAAATCCAAATCAAACATTAAATGCAGATGGTGCAGTAGCAATTGGCAATGTAGGTGGAGTTATTATAATGGGGTCAAGCGGATTGATTACTCAACAAAATGCATTGGGAAACATTAATGGAGATGTAATTTTTGGGGATACAACAGGACCAAATGCAGTAAATCCATCAGGAACACCATCAGGTGGAAAACGTCCACAACAAAATAATTTTATTAGTTATACAAGATAAGCATTCTGGTATAATAAACACAGGAGGATTCAATGGCAAATTCAAAGACAGTTAAGCCTGTTACAGAAAAAGAAGAAGTTAATGAGACGGTAGCACTGTTTTCTTCAAGAAATATTCATTGGAATGAAGTTGGTTCTTTGACAATTGGATACAACATTGTTTCTTCAGAAGATGCAAAAAGATGGATGCAGCACACCTCAGTGCGCCTGGCTAAACCAGAGGAAGTGGCGAAAGCCTATGGTAAATAAATATGATAATTAAAAGACAACCACCATACCCAATTAGTATTGTTTATGATGTGCCATCAGCAAATACAAGTTATCGCTTAACAATTGAAAACGATCAAAGTACTATTGTAAAAGATGTTCTTATAACTTCAAGTGCAAGTTCAAAGGTAACATATGTTTTGACTGGAGATCTAATTGCATATGATGATGACTATGATCTTAATATTTATACAACAACAGGAACTGAAAAATATGTGGTCGTTCAAGACACTTTAAATGTTGTTAGACCATATGTAGATGTAAGGCAACTAGTATCAACTGCATCAGAGATAGAAAAATATGGGGAAGATGAACTTCTTGCAAGAACAATTATAAATTCAGTAGTTGGTGGAGATGGATTTATGTTTAAAAAGAATGTTTTAGAGGTTGTTGGACAAGGTACAGACTACTTGGCATTATGGAGTCGTGGCTATAGAGTTTTGGGAGTGTATGAAAATTCAGAACTTGTATATGATTTATCTTTAGCACAACCAGCCATTGCTGGATATACATACGGAATAACAGCAGATCAATCAGCAATATATAAAGATGACGCAAGTCTAGGTAGTTATAATCGTGCTGAGAAAAAACCATTACAATACAGGGAGTCTATTTCAGATTCTTTTAATGCTTATAGTGCTCTAGATACTCCAACATTTAGTGCAAGTAACGTTGGGGTTATGTTTCCAGAAGGAGTAGACTATGTAATTGTTTATGAAACAGGATATAAAGTTGTTCCCAATGACATAAGAGACGCAACTCTTAGATTAATGGATGATATCCGTTGCGGTAAATTAGACTATTACAAACGTGCAATTGAGTCTTATCAAACTGATCAATTTACAATTAAGTGGGACAAGCGTCACCTTGAAGGTACTGGCAATTTAATAGTAGATAAAACCTTGGAAAAATATACAACCACATTGCGTAAACCTTGGGTGATTTAATATGGCTACAACTAATTGTGAAGCCACAGATTTATATTTTCCAATGCTTGCAGATATTTATTATCCAATTATTACTCAAGGCGGTTATGGCGAAGTTAAAAAAGATTGGGTATTTGATAGGACAGTCGCAATTAATGCTGTGCCATATTCAAAAAAGAATTCAGGAGAAATTAGTCCAGCAGTTTTTTTACAATATAAGGATATCCTAATAGGCAGAACAAGAACAGATTTAAGAGTAACAACAAGAGAAATAAATGAAGCACTAACCAATATATTGTTGACTAATATTAGAAATGCTGCTGGTCAACTTATATATGAAGAAACTGCAGGGCCAAGGAATGGCAAGGGCACAATATATGAATTAGCAGCATACGATCCACATCTTGCCCCTTTTGGCGACATTGACTACTATTCTTTTACAATACGCAGATCTGAAAATCAGGCGGTAAATTAATGAGAGTCAGATTTGATACTAAAAAATTTGATTTACAAATGCTCAACTTTTTAGAATACTCTACTGGTTTTATTGAAGGTATTCAAAAAGGTAGAAATGTATTTTTAAAAAATTTATCTGATGGCACATCAGAAGGATTAAAAAGATACATAGATTCAAACGCAAGAGCAAATCCTCAAGCATTACAACACATGTATGAATGGTATAAAACAGGAAGCCCATCAGCAAGACTTTATAATATTGACTGCAAGGTAGTTGGAACTGGAATTTCTATAAATTCAACTTTTAGACAATCAAACTCAATAGCAAGAGATAGCGAAGTGCCTTTTTACAATAAAGCAAAAATTATGGAAAATGGAATTCCAATAACCATTAAACCAAAAAACAGTTCAGTTCTAGCATTTAAAATAGATGGTGAAGAGATATTTACAAAAAAAGAAATAAAGATTCCTGTACCTGGAGGTCCAAAAGCAAGAGGATCTTATGAAAAAGTATTTGATGAATTTTTTAGATTATATTTTTCACAAGCATTTTTAAAGGCTTCAGGATTATTTGATTACCTAGAGAGTCCACTTGCATATAAAGCAAACTTAGCATCTGGAGTAAAAAATGGAAAATCAACAGGGATACAAACAGGGTACAATTGGATTATCAATGCAAAAATTGGAGTAGAGTAATATGAGTAAAACAGTAGCAGACTTGCCATATCCACCAAAATGGATTAATAAATATATTTTTAATGAACTTGCACAATACGATGATATTGGAGTAAGTGCTGTTTCACAACTAACTCCTATCTTTGCTACAAGCCCAACAAATACAGAAGAAATATATAAAAATGTAGTACAGGCTACAGCAATATCAGAACCATTAGTAATAATCTATGACAGACTAATAACCTTTAGACCATCAGTTTTTTACCCACACAAAAGAGAGCAACTTCTCTATTACCTTTATAGCACGAGTCTAGCAAATGTAAATAATGCAAATATCGTCATATCCCAACTTTTGGATAGAGAAGACGCAGCAGCCCAAGACATAAATTCTTTTTGTTCAGCCAATACTGGTGGAGAAGACTTCAATGTTTTCTTCAGAAATGTCAAGGTATACCAGGCTCAAGAAGCCAGAGACGTATTAGATCTAGCATCAGCAAGAACCATGTTTGTAAACAAACTAATAATTGAGTATGACTATCATGCTCAGCATAACGAAAATTCATATAAATAAAAAGGCTGTTATAATTGGTCTTGAGGAAACAAATTTTCGCCGTACAACTTAATAAAATCTAACAGAAGAGGTGATATAAATGCCGTATACAAGAGGTAATAATCAAAACATTATCGTCGGTGCAGCATCATTCTTTATTGCTAACTACATTCTAGGTTCAGGTGGACTACCAGCACAAAATGCAAACCAGTCTTACCGTGAAGTTCTAACTTCATCAGCCAACTTCAGAAATGTCGGTTACACAATGAACGGGCTTGACCTAACTTTTACACCAAACTTTGGTGAAGTTTCAGTAGATCAAATCCTTGATGTTGCAAAACTTTACAAGCAGGGCATGCAGGTCAGTCTTAAGACTGCATTTGCAGAAGCCACTCTTGAAAACCTATTGGTTTCACTAGCATACAAGTCTTCACAGTTGACAGGAACAAAGTTGTCCTCAGCAGGACAAACAATGGTTCTTTCAGCAGGAGACATTGGTGAGTGCCCAGTAGAGCGTGGTATCGTAGCAGTAGGACCTGGAACAGGTGACTGCGATGATTCATCACACATTGAACGTATCTATGCAGCATACCGTGCATTGTCAATTGACAACGTAACAGTATCAGCAAAGCGTGATGCAGCATCTATGTTTGAAGTGACATTCCGTCTACTTCCAGATGATGAGACAGCATCATACGGAAAGATCATTGATCGTTCCTGGACTATTCTTTCATAATTATAGTCTAATCAGCATTGCCCATCTCTTATTGAGGTGGGCTTTGTTGTTTTATGGTAAAATTAAAATATGGCAACTGATATATATAAAGTAGAATATGTTAAAACTGTTGATGGTATAGAAATTGAGATTATACCTCTTGTTATTAAGTATATGAGACAAGCAATGGATTTATTTTCTAATATAGGAAAAGATAGCACAGAAGAAGAAGTTTTAGATATTTTGTGTGATTGTGTAAGACTTACAATGAAACAATATTATCCACCACTTTCTAACACACTTGAAGATGTTTTAGATAATTTTGATCTTAATACAATATATAACATTTTGGATTATTCTATGGGGATTAAATTAAATAAAAAAGAAGATAGTACTATTAAAGAAAAAGCAACATCTTCTAAAGAAGATTCAAGTTGGGACACTTTAGATTTAGTAAAACTTGAAACAGAAATATTTTTATTGGGTATTTGGAAAAATTATGACGAACTAGAAAAAAGTATGTCAATGCCAGAATTAATAACAACTATTTCCAGTCGCAGAGAATTAGATTATCAAGAAAAAAAGTTTCTTGCAGCAATGCAGGGAATAAATTTAGATGAAGAAACTGGCCAAAGTAAAGGTCAAAAAGAGTGGGAAGATATGAAGGCTAGAGTATTTAGTGGTGGAGCCACTAGCGATAGCAAAGATATTCTTGCTTTACAAGGACAAAATGCAGCAAAGGCAGGCTTTGGAATTGGCATGGGCTTAGATTATGAAGACATGCGAGACCCTACCGTTATGCTATAATTGACTTAACCTAATTAGGAGGGTAAAATGGCAACAACAGTATATGAGCCAAAAAAAGTATCACTTATTGATGGAACACTTGTAGAAGTACGTCCACTGAAGATCTCTCTTCTTCGTGAATTCACAAAGAAGTTTGAGGGTATTGAAGCAGTAGCAGATGATAATGATAAGTCTATGACCATTCTTCTTGAATGTGTTCAGATTGCAATGAAGCAGTACAAGCCAGAACTAGCGTTGGATATTAAGGTACTTGAAGATAATATTGATCTTCCAACAGTTTATCAAATTATTGAAGCAGCATCTGGTACAAATCTTGATGCTTCTGGTCAAGTAAATATTTAAAA